GCACTTAAAGTTGTAGATGCATCAGCTTTATCAGGTGCTGCTACAGACCCAAGACTTGCAATCGTATCTTGTACTTGGAGTGTGAGTTCAACATTAGAAGTAGAATTTCATGCAACATCAAATGTAACTGCACTTACATTAAACAGTAATGGTAACTTTAATATTGGTAGCCAACAACTACCACCAATTACTAACAATGCAGGAAGTGGAATAACTGGTGATATCTTTTTAGAGAATGATGCCGCCTGTGTCGGTTTTATTATTATGAAATTAAGAAAAGTATCTGGTTACGATAATATAAATACTCCAGCATAGTATAGGAAAGAATAATGAAACTTATTTCAGAATCATTAGAAGAAACTAAATTTATTGTTGAAGAAAACGATAAAGGTGAAAAGAACTATAAAATAAAAGGTGTTTTCATGCAAGCAGAAATCAAGAATAGAAATGGAAGAGTATATCCTATGAATGTTCTTGAATCAGAAATTAAAAAGTATGAAACAAAATTTATTAAAGAAAATCGTGCATACGGAGAACTTGGGCACCCAGAGGGCCCGACTGTTAATTTAGACAGAGTTTCTCATATGGTTACTTCTTTAAAAAAAGAAGGTAATGATTTTATAGGTGAAGCAAAGATTATGAATACTCCGATGGGTAAGATTGTTAAAAATATTATGGACGAAGGTGGTAAACTCGGAGTTTCTTCTAGAGGCATGGGTTCTCTAGAACAAAAGAATGGTGCTAATTATGTCAAAAACGACTTTATGTTAGCTTCTGCTGCAGATATTGTGGCAGACCCATCTGCACCAAACGCTTTCGTTCAAGGTATTATGGAAGGAAAAGAGTGGGTGTGGGATAACGGACTACTTAAAGAAGTAGAATTACAAGCAATTGTAGAAGACATAGAAGCCAATGCTCGTAAAAAAAGTCCTAATGTAGAGGCTTTGGCGTTTGCTAAGTTTCTTAAAAAGTTATAAAACTATAAATAATACTAACTAATGAATAACCAATAAAGGAGAACCTCTAATGGCTCAAGATTTAGAAAAAACGATTGAGGATTTGGAGAAAGAAGTGGTAGCTGAACTAGAAGAAAAGGCAAGTCCTGATTCTACTGGTGGAAAGCCTGACCCTATGCCAAAGATGAAAGGTGCTGAAAAACCTGAAGACTTAGGTAAAGCAGTTGTATCAGGAACTGATTCTGGACCGAATTCCTCTAAAAAAGTAAAACAAGTATCAGGCGACCCTGCACAAAAAGGTGCTGGTAAAGCTGAAGGAGCAATGAAAATGAAAGAAGGATATACTGACGAAGAAGTCAGAGAACTTTGTCATTCAAAAGACCATGATTGTGCTACTGTTGTTGAACACCCAACATGGGGTAAAGGTAAACCAGTATTAAAATCACATGCAATTCCAGATGAGAACGGAAATGTTGAATGGTATGATGTTCAATTCAAACACGGTGTTGAAAAGAATGTTATGGCTGAAGATATGAAGATTACAAAATCTGAAACTCATGAGAAGAAAGAAAACTACGGTAAAATGACTAAAGAAAATCTTATGAAAGAGATGGAAAAAGTTATGGCCGGCATGCATAAAGCTAAAAAAGAAGACATGGTAAAAATGGTTAATGCCATGAAGAACTATGAAGGAATGTCGAACGCTGACGAAGGTATGCATGATGACGAAAAAGAAGAACAAAAAATCGTTAAAAAAGAGTACTATGAAGTTGATGTTAAAGCTGATGTAGCTGCTCTTGTTGAAGGTGAAAACTTTTCAGACGAGTTCAAAGGTAAAGCAGAAACAATTTTTGAAGCTGCAGTATCTTCTAAAATTAAACAAATCGAAGATAAACTTACTGAAGAACATGAGAATACACTAGCAGAAACAAAAGAAGATATGGTTGAAAAAGTTGACCAGTATCTTAACTATGTAACTGAAGAGTGGAAAAAAGAAAACGAACTTGCAATTGAAAGAGGTCTAAAGGGCGAAATTTCAGAAGACTTTATTGCAGGTCTAAAAAATCTTTTTGAAGAGCATTATATTGATGTTCCAAACGAAAAATACGATATTCTTGAAGCACAGACTCAAGAGATTGATGACCTCAAGAAAAAAGTAAACGATTTGATTGAATCTAAAAAAGATTCATCTAATAGAATTGGAGAACTTACAAAAGACTCTCTAGTTGCTGAAGCTTCTAATGATTTAACTGAAACTCAAAAAGAGAAATTTAAAGGTCTTGTTGAAGAAGTTGAATTTGTTAGTGAAGAAACTTATAAAGAAAAATTAAGTACTTTAAAAGAATCTTACTTCCCAACTAAAGAAAAGAAAGAAGAAGTTCTAACAGAAGAAGGAACTGTTCAATCAGTTTGAATCTTCAGATGTTATGGCGGCATACACGGCTGCAATTAATAAAACCCATAAAAGGGCGTTGAATAATTAAATTTATAAATATATTTAACAAGTAATAAGGAGAAACAAATGTTTCAAACACAACATTTACAAGAAAAGTGGCAGCCCGTCCTTGAACACCCTGATTTACCAAAAATCAGCGATGCTTATAAGCGAGCCGTTACTACTGTTATATTAGAGAATCAACAAAAAGCACTTAAAGAAGATGCACAGTTTTTGGGTGAAGGTCCTGTCAATGTGTCATCTGTTGCAGGTGCTAACCCAATGGCAAATTGGGACCCAATCTTAATTTCGTTAGTAAGAAGAGCTATGCCTAATCTTATTGCTTATGATATTTGTGGTGTACAACCAATGACTGGCCCAACTGGTCTTATCTTTGCAATGAGAGCTAGATATAACGACCCATCTGGTGCTGAAGCATTAGTTGACGAAGCTGATGGTACTCATGCATCTGATGATGCTGCTGGTGATTTAACTTCAGCTGCTCAATCAGGTACTAACCCTGCATTACTTAATGATACTCCTGAAACAGCTTATACTTTTGCACAAGGTATGACTACTGCACAAGGTGAAGCATTAGGTGATACTACTACTAACGCTTTCGCTGAAATGGCCTTCTCTATCGAGAAAACAACTGTTACTGCGAAAACTAAAGCTTTAAAAGCCGAATACACTATGGAATTGGCTCAAGACTTAAAAGCCATTCACGGTTTAGACGCTGAATCTGAATTAGCTAACATACTTTCTTCAGAAATCTTATCTGAAATCAATAGAGAAGTAGTAAGAAGAATTTACAGAACTGCTGTTGAAGGCGCTCAAGTAAATACGACTACTTCAGGTACTTTTGATTTAGATACAGACTCAAATGGTAGATGGTCTGTTGAGAAATTCAAAGGTTTAATGTTCCAAATAGAAAGAGATGCTAACGCTATCGGTCAACAAACAAGAAGAGGTAAAGGAAATATCTTAATGGTATCTTCTGATGTTGCTTCTGCTTTACAAATGGCTGGTATCTTAGATTACACTCCTGCATTAAACAATAACTTAAATGTTGATGACACTCAAAACACTTTCGCTGGTGTATTGAATGGTAGATACAAAGTATATGTTGACCCATATGCTGCTAACGTAGCTGCTAAACAATACTACATTGCTGGATATAAAGGAACTTCACCTTATGATGCAGGTATGTTCTATTGCCCATATGTTCCACTACAAATGGTTCGTGCAGTTGGGGAAAATACTTTCCAACCAAAAATTGGCTTTAAAACAAGATACGGCATTGCAGCCAACCCATTCCATACTGGAACAGTTGCTGCTTCTGCTGAAGGTGCTATCTCAATTACTGCAAATACAAACAAATACTACAGAAGAGTTCAAATTGCTAACTTAATGTAATCTTTGTTTCAAAAAAAACTTAGGGGGGCGTTCATCGCCCCCTTTTTTTTGTGATAAATACTTGTATAAGGAAAATAAATGTCAGAATTATTTGGATTACAAAGACAACCAACAAAATTAGATTATGCAAGTCCAACACAGTTTAGACTTGTTATCTCTCAACTTCCAAAAGTTGAATACTTTGTTTCTGCGTGTAATTTGCCAGGTATCAATCTTGGCGAAGCAATTTTTCCTACACCACTTAAAGCAATACCTGTGATGGGTGATACTTTAACTTTTGAAAATTTAAATATTACTTTTATGGTAGATGAGTTTTTAGAAAACTATAAAGAACTTCATGATTGGTTACTTGCAATAGGATTTCCAAAATCACGAACACAATTCTCTAATTTTAGAAGTTCAACATCAAATACTCCAACAGCAACAAGAGGAATAAGTCAAGACATTGCGATTGATAATAGACCTCCAACACCTGCGAACTCTTTATTTTCTGATGCTACTCTAACAATATTATCTAATAAAAACAATCCCATTGTAGAGGTTAGGTTTGAAGATTTTTACCCAGTTCTAATTGGTGGATTACAATTTACACAAGATGCAACAGATGTTCAATATTTAACAACAACAGCTGATTTCTCTTACAAATATTATGAAATAAAAACATTGACATAACTTTGTTTTTATGTTATTATGTCCAATATGACTTTAGACGAATTAAAAAAATTAGTAGAAAAAGATTTACCCATCAATGATAATCACTTAGACACAGAGTCTTTGAGAAGTCAAGAACTATATGCAAAGTATTCTGATATAAAAACAAAATTTGAATTTTTAGTTTTTAAAGCAAAAAGTGAACAGAAGATTTTATATAAAAATAAATGGGAATATTATAGTGGAAGGTCTGATGCAAAAGTATATAGAGAGAAACCATTTGATTTAAAAATACTAAAAGCAGATTTATCTATCTATATTGATGCAGATGAAGAGATGATAGATGCAACTAACAAAATTTTATATCTAGAAACAATCATTAAATATTGTGATTCAATTCTTAAATCAATTACAAGTAGGGGTTGGGATATAAAAAACGCCATAGAGTGGAGAAAGTTTGAGGCTGGAAAATGAAACAATGGATTGGATATTATGAGAACATACTTTCAAATAAATTGTGTGATGATTTAATAAAACATAGTGAAACTTTAAATTTATCAAAGTCACAATATGCAAACAATAAGGGCATTATTAAAAATAGTGAGGAACGAGTTAAAATGGATGACGTTTGGTTTCGTGAAGGTCAACCATTCTTCAAAGATATCCTTGATTCTTTTTCTGAAGTCATAAAAAAATATCATGCACAACATGAATTGTTTACTTGTCAAAGACATTGTGATTTTAGACTTAACAAATATTCTGTTGACGGATTTATGTCTAAACATATTGACAACATTCATCACTCTCACGGACAACAATATGGTTATCCACAAGTATCAGCATTGTTATTTCTAAATGATGATTACGAAGGTGGTGAATTTATTGTTGCAGATGTTGAATATACAACTAAAAAAGGTTCTGCAATAATATTTCCATCAAACTTTATGTTTCCTCATGAAGTGAAAATAATTAAAAAAGGAACGAGGTATAGTATAGTAACATGGCTGATTTAAAAAAACATATGTGTTTTCCTACAGTTGTAGCTGAGTTTCAATATGAATCCTCTGTACAATCTAAAAAAGAAATGTTAAGTTATGTAAAAGATCGTACAGGCTTTCAACAAACAAAAGATGATTTACATACAACTTCAGAATTTAAAGATTTTGCAAATTTTATTTTTGAAATAAATCAAAAACATCTTACAGAGTTAGGATATATTTTTGATAGATTAGACATGACTGGTATGTGGGCAAACACTTTACAAGGTGGAGAAATACATCAACCACATACACACTCTAATAATTTTTTGTCAGGTGTTTATTATTTAAAGACATCAAGTCGTACATCACCAATACAATTTTTTGATCCAAGACCTCAAGCAAATGTGTTGAATCCTAAAAGAAAAGCAAATTGGTTAAACTCTAGTATGATACAATTTGATTCTACAGAAAATTATGGATTTATATTTCCATCTTGGTTACAACATTGGGTACCTGCAACACCAGAAAAAAGAATTAGTATATCTTGGAATATATTAGTTCGTGGAGAGTATGGTGACAAAGGCACTTTACAAAATTCTGTAATATGATAGATTGGGCTAGTAAAGTATATGAGTTATGGAAAATACAAGATTTAGATGAAGTCTATTTTGAGTATCAATTACATGATTATGAAATATTACAAAGGTTATTTAAATCAATAAAAACAGTTAAATGTATTGGTGGTTGTATTAATTTAGATTTTTTTATAGCCCAAAGCAACAATCAAGTAAAAAGTTGTGTTAATATAGATTGTTTAGAGGATTGGGCTAAAGACGGCAAACCAAATGAAGATATAGATAGAAAACATCAAAGATTTAAAAAGATGTTTGATTATAATGGTGAATATAAATTAATAAAAGAAAAATATGATGGAGAAGTTTTTAACGAGTATTATGATTGTATAATTGATAGTTTAGGAACAGGTTGGAATGATCACGATTCAAATGGCGTAAATGTAACTTGGAATGGAAATGTCTTACCGAAACTATATGTTGGTGTTCACAGAATTAATTTAGAGCGTAGAGTAACAAATATTGGAAATCAAAGAGATTGGAAATGGTTATCTGATGTAGATAAAAAACTTCCAATGTTATTATGTACAAAAAGAATTGCAATATTTGGAGATTTTAAAATACCAGAGTTAGAATATTTTGGAGAAATTACTGAAAAGTTTACAATGAAAGTAAATGATAGATTTGTTCCTATGTATATTGCTAAAGATGATTTTCTTACTAAGATATTGTCAGATAATGTAGAATATGCTAAATTGGTCTAAAACTCATCCACATCTTCAACAAATGAGAGATGAGGAGTTACAATTTTTAAATGAGTTTGTAGCATCTATTAATGGAAATATATTGGAAATAGGAACTGGTGGCTCTACTGTAATGATGCTAGATGCAACAAAAGATACAGACAGAGTAATAACAACTATTGATATGAAAGATAAACTTGAGGATTATTATCAGTATCTACCAGAGGATTATAAGAAAAGATTAAATTTTATTCAAGCAGATTGTCAAACTGTTAAATTACATCCAAAATTAAAATTTAAAATGATGTTAGTTGATGGAAATCATATGTACGAAAATGTTAGAAAAGATACATTTAAGTTTTGGGATTACATCACAGACTATATTGTTTTTCACGATTATGAATTACAGCATGGAGTTACAAATCTTGTGAAACAACTAATTAAAAGTGGATATGCTGATATTCATATGAGAAAAGAAAGTTTAATAATTGTTGATAAAAAAATTAAATGATGTTTATCTTCACATAGAAACAAACGATAGTTTAGCACAAGAGCTTTCAGATTATTTTACATTTGAAGTACCAGGGTTTAAATATATGCCTGCATATAGAAATAGAATGTGGGATGGAAAAATTCGTTTATTTTCTAAACACACTCATCAAATATATTATGGGTTACTCCCACATATTGAAAAATTTTGTAAAATAAATAGTATTAAATATACCAAAGAAGTAGATGAAGAAAACAATATAGAGAAAGATGATGTTGATAAATTTATTAAATCATTACGACCAAAAAGTAGGGGCAAGGATATTGCAATTCGTGATTATCAATCAAGTTGTGTTGAGAACGCAATTAGAAAACACCGTGGTTTGTTTTTATCTCCTACTGCTTCTGGTAAGTCGCTCATTATATACTCTCTTGTAAGATACTATCAATTATTATTAAATAAACAAATTCTTATATTAGTTCCAACAACATCATTAGTTGAACAGATGGCATCAGATTTTATTGATTATGGTTGGGAAGAAAAATACATACACAAAGTCTATAGTGGCCACGATAAAGTTACAGACAAACCTGTAACAATATCTACTTGGCAATCTTTGATGAAACAGAATAAAAAGTTTTTTGCAAAGTATGGCTGTGTCATTGGAGATGAAGCACATACCTTTAAGGCAAAATCTTTAACAAGTATTATGACTAAATTAGAAGATTGCAAATACAAGTTTGGATTCACTGGTACATTAGATGGAACACAAACACATAGATTTGTATTAGAGGGATTGTTTGGTCAAGTTGAAAAAATAACAACGACTAAAGAGTTGATGGATAAAAAAACTCTTGCAGATTTATCTATCAATTGTATTTTATTAAAATATTCACAAGACACTTGTAAAATGATAAAGGAATATACATATCAAGAAGAGCTAGATTTTTTAGTAAACCATGAGGATAGAAATAACTTTATTGTTAATTTGTGTAAAAATTTAAAAGGAAACACATTATGTCTTTATCAATTAGTTGAAAAACATGGTTCAGTTTTATATGATATGATGTTAAGAACAATTAATAAAAAAATATTTTTTGTACACGGAGGGGTATCAACAGATGATAGAGAACAAATTAGAGCAATTACCGAGAAATCAAAAGATGGAATTATTATCGCTAGTTTCGGTACTTTTAGCACTGGTATTAATATTCGTAACTTGCACAACATTATCTTTGCTAGTCCAACCAAGTCAAGAATTCGTAGTCTACAATCAATTGGTAGAGGATTAAGATTAAAAGATAATAAGTCTGGTGCAAAATTATTTGATATTGGAGATGACTTAACATATCAGAATAGAAAAAACTTTACGTTATTGCATTTTCAAGAGAGAATAAATATCTATGAGGGAGAAGAATTTAAATACAACTTAGATTCTGTAAAACTACAATGAGCTATCACATAATAAAATTATCAAACGGAGAAGATATTGTTTGTAAGATCATTAAAGATGATCTTGAAAACTTAACCATATCTAAACCTTTAAAATTCTACCTAGTTCCAAGACCATTTAAAAATACTCTTGTTGAAAGTTTAACCTTGACAAGATGGATTCAGCCATATACAACAGATACAGAAATGTCATTAAACAAAAACTCAATAATAACAATTGTTAAAGCTGCAAATGATTTATCAGAATTTTATGAACTTAACATTGATAAAAATCTAAAACCAGAACCTGTTGAAGAAGAAAAAGAATACGAAAATTATCTTACAAATAAAAAAACTATTCATTGACAATAACTTAAAAATGGTGTATAATTAAATCTATGGCTAAACGAAGTAAACAAAACCCACAACATTATGTTGACAATAAAAAATTATATGAAGAAATGAAACTCTTTAAGGAGAAATGTAAAGAAGCAGAAGGTGTTGGAGAATCAAGACCACCCGTACCAGATTACATAGGAATATGTTTTTTAAAAATTGCAAATGGACTATCTTTTAGACCAAACTTTATCAACTACACATATCGTGATGAAATGATATCAGATGGTATAGAAAATTGTTTGCAATACATTTATAATTTCAACCCTGATAAATCAAAAAATCCATTTGCATATTTTACACAAATAATTTATTATGCATTTATAAGACGTATTCAGAAAGAAAAGAAACAAGCTCATATCGTTCATAAGATAATAGAAAAGGCAGAATACAGAACCTTTGAAACTATGGAGGGTGATACGACACCATATAGTGTACAAGGATTTGATGCAGATATGATGTTACCAGTTGTGCCTATTTTAAAAAGTAAAGAGGCAGAAAAAAAAGAAAAGACACCAAAATCTTTAGAAAACTTTATGGAAGATTAAATGAAAGTTGCATTAATTACGGATAGTCATTTTGGTGCTAGAAATGATAATAAACACTTTTCAGATTATTTTTATTCATTTTATGAGGGATTATTTTTTCCAACTTTAGAAATGAGAGGAATAGATACTGTTATTCATCTTGGTGATTTGATGGATAGAAGAAGATTTGTTTCTTATCATACTGCAAAAGAAATGAGAGAAAGATTTATTTTACCATTTCAAATGTTAGATATGAATCTACATATAATGTGTGGTAATCACGATACTTTTTTTAAAAATTCAAATGATATTAATAGTTTAAAAGAACTTCTTGGAAATCGTAGTAATAAAATTCATATCTACGAGGAAGCCACAGAGGTCAATATTGGTGGATTAGATATTCTTTTTATGCCGTGGATAAACTCACAAAACTATATTTACTCTATGGGAATGATAGAGGAAACTAATGCAAAAGTATGCATGGGTCATTTGGAAATAAAAGGATTTCAAATGTATGGTGGTATAGTAAGTCAAAATGGTTATGAAAAACAAACATTCAGAAAATTTGACACAGTTTTTAGCGGCCACTTTCATCACAAATCAGATGATGGCCAAATTTATTATTTGGGTGCTCCTTATGAAATGTATTGGAATGATTACAATTGTCCAAAAGGTTTTCATATTTTTGATACGGAAACTCTAGAGCTAGAAAGAATTATAAACACAAATACAATACACGAAAAAATTTATTATGATGACGAAAAAATAAATTACGAGGAATATAAGGTTGATTCTTTTGCAAATAAATTTGTTAAAATTATTATTGTAAACAAAAAGGACTTATATGGTTTTGATAGGTTTATGGATAAAATTTTAAAAGCAAATCCACATGATGTAAAAGTTATAGAGGATTTTTCTGACTTACAAGCAGATACAGTTACAGATGATATTATAAATCATGCTGAGGACACAACAACACTATTAAATAAATATGTTGATGAATTAGATGTAACTCTTGATAAGGATAGACTAAAAGGTCTCATGAGAGGGTTATATAATGAAGCTCAGGATTTAGAACTTTGACGAAAAAATATATTCACATAAATCAGCACGTAATTCGTGCGAATAAAAAACATAATAAAAACGAACCTGTAATAACAATTAAAGAAGGTCGTAAAAATACCTATTGTCATTCAGTAGAGATTAAAGGTCCATCTGTAGTTCGTTATGGTGGAAATGATAAACCCATATTATCTTGTGGTGCAAGAGTCGTTATTGAAACGGAAAGTGACTTAGTAATTGATTAATTTTAAAACTGTCAGTTGGAAAAATTTCCTTTCAACTGGTAATACATCTACAGAAATAGAACTAGATAAAAATAATACAACACTAATTGTAGGAGAAAATGGTGCAGGTAAGTCTACTATTCTTGACGCTTTATGCTTTGGATTGTTTGGAAAACCATTCCGTATCATACCAAAAAACTTATTAGTTAATACTATTAATGCAAGCTCTACAGAAGTTATTGTTACTTTTAATATTGGAACTCGACAATGGAAAGTTATTCGTGGTATCAAACCCACGAAGTTTCAAATTTACTGTGATGATAGATTAGTTAATCAAGATGCAAACTCAAGAGATTATCAAAAGTATTTAGAACAAACTGTATTACATTTAAATTATCGTTCATTCACTCAAGTTGTTATATTGGGTTCATCATCATTTGTTCCTTTTATGCAATTAAAAGCCAGACATAGAAGAGAGGTTGTAGAAGAGATTTTAGATATAAAAGTTTTCTCTTTAATGAATTTTATTCTTAAAGGTAAGATAAAAGAATTGTCTGAACAATTAAAAGATTTAGACTATGAGTTTAAATTATTTATTGAAAAGATCGCATTACAAAGTAATTATATAGATGACTTAAAAGCAAACAAAGACAAAATCTTAGAAGAAAAATATAATTCATTTGCAAAAAATGAAGATAAGATTTCTGAAAGAGAAGCAGATAAAAACGATTTAGTAATGTCAAATACCTTTCTTGAAAAAGAATGTTATGACAAAGATGAGATTGAAAAAATGCTTTTAAGATTAAAAAATGATCGGGCAGATATAGCTGCAAAACATAAACAAATCTCTCACGAAGAAAATTTTTTTAGATCAAATCAAAGTTGTCCAACTTGTTATCAAGATATCTCTGAAGAACACAAAGAGAATATGATAAAAGAAAAAGAAAAAAGTATTAAAGAAATTATTTCTGATGCAAAAGATTTGAAATTAAAATTAGACAATGCAGATGCTAGACTCTCAGAGATAAATAAAGTCCTTAAAAAAATAAGAGAGAATGAAATAAAACAAGCAGAATTGCATAGTTCCATTTCTGAATTAAAAAGATACAACAACACTTTAAATAAAGAAATAGAAGATTTTCAAAAAGGCTCTGTATCAGAGAGTGATATTGATAAACTAGATGCACTAAAAACAGATTGTAAAAAACTTGAAGAAAGAAGAAGTGAAGTTAAAGAAGAAATTGTTTATACTAATGCTGTAAAAGATATGTTATCTGATAGTGGAATAAAAACAAAAATAATTAAACAATATTTACCAATAATGAATCAGTTAATTAATAAGTATCTTGTTTCAATGGAGTTTTATGTTAACTTTAATTTAGATGAAAACTTTGAGGAAACAATTAAATCACGATATCGTGATGAGTTTACTTATGCATCTTTTAGTGAAGGTGAAAAGATGAGAATAGACCTTGCATTACTTTTCACTTGGAGAGCCATTGCAAAAATGAAAAATAGTGTTAGCACTAACTTACTTATACTTGATGAAATATTTGATAGTAGTTTAGATGGACAAGGAACTGATGAGTTTTTAAAAATATTAAACACATTAGGTGATGAAAATGTTTTTGTAATAAGTCACAAAGGCGACCAACTCGCAGATAAATTTAGAAATACAATTAAATTTGAAAAGATAAAGAATTTTAGTCATGTTGCCGAATGAGTTCATTAATTAATCCATATCTAGTTTCATACACACCAAGAATGTACGGAGATTTTATTGTGCATTTAATCAATTCACATAAATCTTTTCCACAATCAAAAGTAAAATATATGCCGAAAGGAACTGGTAATTTTAAGTTTCCTTATATAACACCTTATCCAAGAGATGAATTGTTTTCTTTTCAATTTGAAGATATTGAACAAAATTTAGAGTCGTGTTTAAATAAAACAAAAGAAGTTTACAATTTACACACTTACGAGAAAAAACAATTTGAAGATGGTAATGTTCAAAATAAAAATTTTACAAAGATTGCATTTAAAACTAGAACAGATGGAAATGAAGCAGAAGGCCATAGTATTTGGGGTTGGCCGTGGAAAACTATGCAATCATCCCTTTTTTATTTTTCTTTACGATCTTGTTGCCCAAACTTAAATATAGTATTTGTTACTTTAAAAAACAATAATACAAAATACACCGATCTTTATTGGAAAAGACTTGATATAGTTAGTGACTATAATTTAAATGATTTTTTAAATATAGAGTACCCAAAACATGAATTAAATTATGTGACATATATAGATAAGATACTAGACTATGATGAAAAATCTTACGTTGAGTTGTGCAACTTTATAAAAGAAACACCTCTTAATAATTGGAAAGAGAGAGTTAAAATTTATAAAAAACATTTGGAGTTGGAATGAGTAAATGGAAAAAATTTAGATTGTATGTTAGATTATATTTGTCATTGTTTATAGACAGATTTAAATTTTGGAAAAAAAGAGATAAAGAGATATACATTTATGATGAATAATTTAAATGGCAAATATGTAGAATTATACAAACAATATCATCAGCTGCACCCCGAATATGGAAATGGTGGAGCTTTAAGATTTTATTTAAATTATGTAGTAGATTTAATACATGATACAAAATCTCAAAGTTTATTAGATTATGGTTGTGGAAAGGCCGAGGGATATTTAAAACATAACCATCATAGACATTGGGATTGGGGAATCATGCCTGCATTATATGACCCTGCGATAGAACAATTTAAAGAATTACCTGATGGTCCATTTGATGGTGTGATATGTCTAGATGTGTTAGAACATATACCAGAGGAAGAAATACCACAGACACTTAAAAATATCTATGATAGGGCAAATAAGTTTGTTTTTTTGGGGATTGATACAGGCCTTGCTAATGCAGTATTACCAGATGGCAATAATGCACATTGTACAATAAAGTCAAAAAAGTGGTGGGCAGATATGATTAAAGAACACGGAACAAAAGTATATACACACATAGTTACAAATGGTCAAGATGAAGGTTATCAAATTTTAAATGAAGAATCATATTTAGAAATGTTATGAATACTTGGAATGGTGATGTTATAAATGATATTCAGTTTTCTATTACAAATCATTGTAATGCAGCTTGTCCACAATGTCACAGAACAGATACAAATGGTTTAGGAACTGTTGATTGGTTACCTGTATTCTCTTGGTCATTAGATGAGTTTAAAACATATCTTCCAATAAAAGAATTACAGAAGATGAAAATAATTAATTTTTGTGGAACTTGGGGTGACCCAATGATGGCAAAAAACATTTATGAAATATGCGAATATATAATAAAAAACTCTCATTGTTCAATCATAATAGATACAAATGGGTCTATGAGATCAGAGGAATTTTGGTGGAACTTTGGAGTCATGTGTGGAAATAGATTAACAGTAAATTTTGCAGTAGATGGTTGCACACAAGATATGCACGAAAAATATAGAAGAAAAACATCTCTAAATAAAGTCTTAAAAAATATGGAGATACTATCATCTACAAAAGCCATTGCAAAAGTAATTACGATTGTGTTCAAACATAATGAAAATTATCTTGACAAAATTAAAAAAATGTGTTTAAATTATGGAGCAGAGGATATACAATTTATAGAATCAAATAGATTTGAGAATGATAAGTTTTATTTTACAAATGAAAGTGGTAAGAAAGAATGGCTAGAAAGATTGTCTGCAAATGGAAGAAGTCTGGTCAAGTCCTTGTAAACCCAGATGGTCAAGTTTGGCCTTGTTGTTACCTTTGCAACATAACATATGAATATACAAATTCAGACAAAACTAATATTTTGTTTGGAAGTCATAGAGATAATAGTCACATTTTTAAAGAATATTATGATAACAAAGATGACCACAATATAAAGAAGAGAACTTTACAACAAATATTAGATTCAAAATGGTATAGCAAAACTTTACCAGAGTCTTGGAAAAGTCAAAAGACAGCATTAAAACAATGCAAACAATACTGTACGGTGAAAGATGATTAAACTAGGAATATCAGAGGGATATCATGATGCAGCTTTTACTTATCTAGATGATAGTGAAATAATAATTGCAGGTCATAGTGAGCGATATACTAGAATTAAGAATTGCAAATTCATAGACAAAACACAATATGCATTTTTACCAGACTATGATAAATCTGCGTTTTATGAAAAACCCTTTCTAAAAAATATAAGAAGATTCTTTGGAGGTCAAAAACTACAATGGCCAAGATGGAAACACGATTACTATTTTGGACATCACGAAACACACGCAGCTGCAGGTTATTATACTGCTCCCTTTGATGATTGTAATATTTTAGTTATTGATGCAATAGGAGAATGGAATACAATCTCTATATGGGATAATATGAAAAAAATTAAAACTTGGAATTATCCTTATTCACTTGGATTGTTATACTCTGCTGTTACAGAAAAAATAGGATTGAAACCAAATGAAGAAGAATATATCACAATGGGAATGTCTGCCTTCGGTGAACCAAAATATGATATGGAAGAGTTACTTTATCAAAATAATCACAAAGGTCTTGGTAATATGTTTCTTGGAGCTCGAAAAGAAGATTTGGCTGCAAGTGTTCAGGCACTTTATGAGAAGAAACTTTTAGAACTTGTAGAAATGTGTCCAAAGAAAAATTTAATTATTATGGGTGGTTGTGCGTTAAATTGTGTTGCAAACTCACGCATAAAAAATAAAAACATTTGGATTATGCCAGCACCTGGTGATGCTGGTTCAAGCTTAGGGGCAGCTGCCTTAATTGAGAAGAAGAAATTGAATTGGAAACACCCATATTTGGGCCACGACATATATACAAAAAATTTTAGTCCTAAAAAGGTTGTAGATTTTTTGTTGAAGAATAAAATGTGTGGAATTGCAAATGGGAAGGCAGAATTTGGCCCAAGAGCATTAGGCAATCGTTCTTTACTTGCAGACCCTAGAGGAAAATTTATAAAAGACATAGTTAATATAGTTAAGAAAAGACAAAAGTTTAGACCATTTGCACCTGCAATATTAGAAGAATATGCAGACAAATATTTTGAAGGACCAATGAATGAGTATATGCAATTTGTTGCAAAAGCAAAGCACGAATATAAAGCAGTAACACACATAGATAATACAAGTAGAGTTCAAATAGTAAAGAAAGATTGTGTATCTGTCATTAGACCAATACTAGAAGAGTGGTATGAACTGACTGGTTGTCCAATGTTATTAAATACATCATTAAACATTAGAGGTGAACCCATAGTGAACTCTTGGGATGATGCAAAAAGATTTGAGAAAAAATATAATGTCAAAGTATTCTAAAAAAATTATTGCAGGTGGTTGTAGTTTTACAGACAAAAGACAACCATTAACATTAGGTTATAAACATAATACTTGGCCAGAGTTTGTTGGAGAACTTCTTGGAATGGAAGTTATTAATTTAGGACAATGTGGTTCTGGTAATCGACAAATCAAATATAGAGTATTTAATGAAATTATGAAATATGATCCAAAAGATATTGGGTATGTATTTGTTGGGTGGAGAATGGACAAGATTAGATTATGAAACTTCAACAAGATATACACCTATGCAAATGGAAGAAACTGGTATTTACAACGGAGATTATTATTGGACATACGGGCCAGGAGTTGGTAGAAATCAAATACCCACAAGTCGTTTTAAAGAAATGATAAATGTTAAAACTAATGACCCCTCTCAAGATTTTTTACGATATCCAATTTTTGAACATTTAGCAAAACAATCATTACAATATTACTATGATATTCAAAATTTATGTAAAGATTTGAATATACCATATTATTGTTTTCAAGCAATAGCAACATTACCTTGTTTAGAATTTGAAGAGGAATGGCGATATATGAGAGAAACTTCTTCTAAACTTTTAATGGAAGAAAAAATTTCTGCATTAATTGATGAGAAATGTTTTTGGGGTTGGCCTATAGAAAAATTTATAGGTGGTAATACAATGGTTGAATGGTGTAAAAAGAAAAACGGAGTGCAATCTTGGTTTAATATTAAAGGTAATGACAGACACCCAAGTGAAAAATCTCATAGACTTTGGGCAGAGCAATGGTGTGAATATGTTAATAGTTGAACAATTTGTTGATGAGTCTAGGGAAAAACCACCTCACGATCATACGATAGAAACAGTATTACTAAAAAATAATATTAAACATTCTTTTGTAGATGTAGAAACAGCACTAAACTCTAATGAAAAATTTGTTTTTATTTTAATGTTTCGCACTCTTATAAGAAGATATCTTTTAGAACTTCATTTAGAACCTTTTTTAGAAATAGATAAAAGAATAATAGATTGTATAAATTCAGATAAATGTATTTTTTATATAGATGCGTTAAACGAAGTAGAGGATTATCAGAACATAGAGAAACCATTGTTGCTTCATTTGGCAGAGGCAAACATTGATTATAAAAAAGTAAATATATTGCATAGAAATCCTATAACAGGCAAAACAATATTTAATTTAATTTATTGGCAATGGTGTGAAACAGGTCAACAATTTAAAGCTCCAAACATAGATTTCAATAAAAAATTTCAAAATGATTACAAAATGTTTTTATGTTTAAATCGTTATGACCCTAATGGTCACAAAACTATTTTTGTAGATGAAATAATAAAAAGAAATTTACTATCAAATTTTAACATCAGCTTAAAAAGTAGAAATTTAAATTATGATGTTAATTTAGAAACAGAAACTTCAGATTTACATGAGGTAGAAGATTTTTTCTCATATGATAATTTAATTTTTATAGTTACAGAATCAAATTTTCAAGATTTATCATTTAGAAATATTAGTGAAAAAACATGGAAACCTATAATGTTAAAAATGCCATTTATAATCGTAGGTGATAAAGGAACATTAAAAACACTTAAACATTTAGGATATAAAACTTTTTCTCATATGTGGAATGAAGATTATGATGATTGTGATTCAGAAGAGAGAATGGCCAAGGTTTGCCAAATTGTTTCTGATTTATCTTCTATGGGAAAAGAGAAAGTAAAAAAATTAATTATTGACAATAAAGATATTTTAGATTATAATTATAAACACTTCATAAACAGAAAAGCAGAAGAGGAATTTTTAGATCATGTTCAAAATAACTTGGAAAGATGAAGATTATAAAAATTTAAATTATGAGTTCAAACCTACTTACTTAAAAGAGGGATTTGAAAAATACTCAGATAAAACTTATGAACATTCAATAGGAAATCATATATATTTTTTACCAAATCCTATGCCAGAATTTGTTAAAGAAACTTTAGATAATAATTATTTTAATAAATATTCTATTAAGAGTGCTGGATTACATTTAATTAAACCTGGTATGTTTTTACCCCTACATAAAGATTTGTACAAAGGATTTAAAAAAGCATATAACATAGATGATTTTGATATTACAAAAGTGCATAGATATATAATATTTTTAGAGGATTCTAAATCAGGACATTTATTACAAATAAAGAATGAAGTTGTGACAAAATGGTATGCTGGTGGATATTTAAAATGGACAGGTTCAGAATCACACGCAGCTTATAATTTAGGAACTGAAAATAGATATACTTTACAGGTGACTTGCTATGTATAAAATAGGATTTATTGGATTAGGAAAATTAGGAATACCTTGCTCTCAAGTTTTTTTGGATAGGGGTTATGATGTTATTGGTTATGACATAGAACATAGAGAGGGTATTGAAACAAAAGAATCAATTAAGTCTTGTGTTGAAGATAGAGATATTGTGTTCATTGCAGTACCAACACCTCACGAAAAAGAATATGATGGCTCAGAGCCAACTTCTCATTTAATACCAAGAGATTTTTACTATGATTATATAAAACTTGTTTTAGTTGAAGCAGACAAATATATGAACTCAAATCAAGTATTAGTTTTAATATCTACAGTATTACCTGGCACAATAAGAAAAGAATTAAGTCCGTTACTTAAAAATACAAATCTAATCTACAATCCATATTTAATTGCTCAAGGCACAGTAAAAGAAGATATGATAAATCCAGAGATGATTATTTTAGGTGGAGAAATTTCTTTTACAAAAAGTAGTTATTATGGTATAGTATTAACCACTTTATATGATGACATTTGTGGTAAAAAAGTTAGATATGAAATGGGAACTTGGGAAGAAGCCGAGTGTATAAAAATGTTTTATAATACTTTCATAACTCAAAAAATTAATTTTGTTAATATGATTAGAGATGTTTCTGCAAAATTAGACTATACAAATCCAAATGTGATTGCAGATGCACTTGCAAAATCTACAATGAGAATTATGAGTGAAAGATATATGAAACCTGGTATGGGTGATGGTGGAAGTTGTCATCCTAGAGATAATATTGCATTGAGATGGTTATCTAAAAAATTAAATTTAGATTATGATATGTTTGGTGATACCATGAAAATAAGAGAGAAACAAGCTTTTACTAGAGCCAAAGAAATTTTAAAATTAGGAAACAAAGTTTATTTTTCTTCAGATAGTTTTAAAGAAAATGTGGATTGTACTGATGGAAGTTACTCTCTTTTGATACAACATTATGTTAAAAAACTTGGTGGGCAAATTACTAATTCTGATGATTGTGATGTTTTTGTGAAAGTTCATCAAGGAGATAACGTATCTAGATATGATTTATTCAAAAAACACATTTATGACATTTGGGCGTGAAAAACAAGACGCTCAGCAGGTCACTAGGTGGGTGGAAAGAACCTCTCGTGTATGATTGTATCACCGTATTTTGGGGGTATTTTAACGAATGTTTAAAATAGTAAAAGAATTTGAAAAACGTATTGCAGAGTATTATAATGCTCCTTTTGCAATAGCTACAGATAGTTGCACTCATGCTTTGGAGTTATCTCTTAGGTATGACAATCCACAAAATACTAGTATTATCATACCTGCAAGGACTTATATTAGTGTGCCTTTTACACTAATGAAACTAAATATACAATTTAATTTTTCTGATTACCTTTGGCAAGAATCTTATTTTTTAGGAAATACAAGAATAGTTGATGCGGCCGTTTGTTTTAAACAAAAATCCTATGTAAAAAATCAATTAATGTGTTTGAGTTTTCAATTTAAAAAAATGTTAAATTTAGGAAGAGGTGGTGCAATACTTTGTTCAACTAAAAAAGAATATGATATATTAAAAAAAATGTCTTATGATGGTAGGAGTGATAATGAACCTTGGGCAAAACAAAATATAGATACAATTGGATATCACTATTATATGACACCAGAAACTGCTCAACTAGGAATAGACAAATTAAAAAATGTTACTTCCCAAAAAATTTGGAGTAGTGAAGATTATCCTTATTTACCTAATATGAAAGTTTTTAACATTTACCCTTGACAATTAATATATAACTATGTTAAGTTTAATTATAAATTGATGAGGGTATTATGAATAACAAAAAAACAACAATCGCAAAATTACTTGCTACTGAAAATATTACTATTGAATGGAATAAAGTAAATACTGCAAGTTTTGATGTCAAACACAGAATTTTGACACTCCCAATATATGAAGGTATGAATGACAATATTCAAGAGTTGATGCAATTGCACGAAGTTGGTCACGCCTTATATACCCCATTAGATATGTTAGAAACTGCTAAAGATAAAAATCTTAATAAAGGTATTATTAATGTTATAGAGGATGTTAGAATTGAAAAAGCAATTCAAAAGAAATACCCTGGTGCAGTTAAATGTTTTGAAAAAGGTTATGAAGATTTAATTGAACAAGATTTCTTTGGTATAAAAAATAAAAATGTTTCTAAATTACATTTAATGGATAGAGTTAATCTACATTTCAAACATATAAAGGATGTTCCATTTACTGAAGATGAAATGAAAATAGTTAAAATGGTTGATGATTGTAAGACACCTGAAGATGTTTTACAAGCTGCAGAAATTATTGGTGCATTAGAAAACGAAAAGAAAAAAGAAGAAGATGATGCACAAAAAATGGCAGCCGCTACCCAAGATCAAGACGGAGAAATAGATGCCGACAACCAAGAAACACAACCCGAAACAAATTCTCAAGAAGAAGAATCAGATGCTACAGAAGCTGGGAATGTTGGAGAAGAAGAAGAAACTGAAGAGAAAGTAGAAGAAAATGCAGAAACAGGTCGTGGTCAGAATACTGAAGATGCAAAAGATGAAAATAAAGAGGAAAACGAGATAGGTGATGTAGAAGGTAAAAATGATACATTACCTACAAATAATGATTCTTTTGAATCTGAAACTCAAAATCAATTAGATAAACATATTGAATCTAAAGTAGATATTACTGCAACAAAAAGATTATATATGAATGTTCCTAAGATTAATCTTGATAATCTTATTATAAAATATGATAGAGTTTTAAAAGAATGTGACAAACATTATAATAAAACTGATCATCAAGGTAGTTTTAAACAAAACACTCTTGAAGAGATTAAAACTATTAAAGAGGAAAATAAAAAAGTCGTTGCTTATATGGCAAAAGAATTTGAAATGAAAAAAGCTGCAGATCAATATGCAAGAGCCCAAACTTCAAAAACAGGTACTTTAGATTTAAATAAATTACATACTTACAAATATAATGATGATTTATTTGCAAAAGTTACTACATTGCCTGGTGCAACAAATCATGCCATGATTATTCATATTGATTGGTCTGGTT